TTAAAGCCGCACTAGAAGTGCCTGAAGAAAAGTACATCTATGGCACACCCCTGTTGGATGCCATGACAGGCAGAAATCACACACCCGAAGATGTGAAAAAAATTATGGAGCCGTGGTCACCTGTGTCCATTGGGGTAGATGTAACCAAGGAAGGTGCTCATGTTGTGGGTATCTACGCTTTGGACAAAGATACTTCGCAGATTTTCTACGCCAAACATCATCCTGCATTACAGCGCACATGGGTAGGGCTGACTAAAGAAGAGCGTCACGAGATCAGTATGGCTAACAGACCATACTGCGCAGATATTATGGCGGCACATGAGGAAGAACTTAAACGGAGGAACACATGATCGATGGATTTGACCACGTTGGGACAGACCATGTCTGCAACGTATGCCAGTGTGACTTCACTGATGACGAGGGCGGGGTACAGGGATACCTTGGCATCCTGCCGGTGGCCTTCTGTCCCACTTGCTTTGCCGGTCTGTGCGACATGGTTGGGCAGCTCAACGAGCGTGAGTGGGAAGACCTGACGGATGAGGAGATTGACAAGGCATGGCGCAGTGTTGACTACACAGTTCCTTGGGATCAGCATCGCATTGACATTGCCCGAGCCATAGAAGCCAAACTAAAGGAGAAAAACTATGAAGGTGAGGACTAACAGCAAGCGCATACAAGTCAGGATTGCACACAATAACCGTGTTAATTGGATGTTGGCACCAATTCTGGCAAGAGCGAAGGTGATCGCTGAAAGAAACCAGCGTATCAAAGCATTAGTTAATAAATCATTTCCGGAGTTCGCATGAAAGAAGATGACGATGACATTCAAGACTACGTTAGCTCAAGACAGAAAGCTTTGGAAAAAGAATACAACTACGAGCGCAACATACGAAACCAAACGATAGAAGAAGTAGCCAAAGAGATCGAGAAAATGACCGCCTTTGGCCAAGATACACTGTCCAGCTTTGCAATTTACATAAGGAGTATGAAGAAGTGAATGGGTTTGCAAAACAACAACTATCAATCGGCAGTAAGCAGCCGGTACATCAACACAAGGAATGCAATAGCTGCAATGAGATGAAACCACCAGAGGGTGGCATCCAACTTAACCACACAAAATGGCACTGCGCTGCTTGCTGGGCAGGCAGAGCTTCAAGAAGAACACCAACAAAAGGAAAACAATGACTGAAAGAATCGCACTAACCAAGATCCGCCTCGATGGTGGCACCCAGCCACGCAAGGAGATCGATGAGCCCTTAGTCCAGCACTACACCGAGATACTGCTTGAGGGCAAAGACAAGTTTCCCCCAGTTGATCTGTGGTTTGATGGCAAGTCCTACTGGCCTAGCGATGGCTTCCACCGCTTCCATGCACACAAGCGCGCAGGGTTTACAGACATTGAGGCAATCGTTAACCAAGGTACAAAGCGCGATGCTTTCTTGGCCTGTCTGAAGGCTAACGGCAAGCATGGCAAGCCACGCACACCGGATGAACGCCGTTATGTTGTGCAGATGGCGCTTGAGGATATCGAGCTGGGCGAGAAGACTGACGTTGAGATCGCAGCCATCTGTGATGTATCGTCAATGACAGTTGGCCGTGTACGCAAGGCTTTGGGTCTTGAGAGAGCTACTCGCGTTGACAAGAACGGACGCAAGGTGGATGTGACCAAGCATGGCCGGCCATCAGCACCACCGCCCCCACCAGTGCCTGAGTACACCGAGGAAGACAAATTTCAAGAGTTGGCTATCGAGCACACCGCCATGGCTGAAGAGAACGCAAAGCTCAAAGACTTGTTGGCTGTGAAGTCCATGCCAGTGTCAGAAGAAGCCCGTGTAGAAGTCCAGCAGACGTTGGAAGAGCTGCGCGAGCAAGTCAAGACCCTTGAGTTCCAGCTCAGAACAATGACCCAGTCACGCAACGAATTCCAGAGTAAGAATGCTGAGATGATCAAGCAGATGACCTATTGGAAACGCCGCGCTGAGAAGGCAGAGAAGGCTTTAGAAAGTAAATAACCCGAAGCTGGGCGGTATCCCAGCAGGAGAATCAAATGCTCAAATTAAGACCGCATCAAGCGGAAGTCGTGGAGAAGCTCGACCAAGGTTTCTTGGATGGTCACAGAAGCCAGCTCCTCTACGCGCCCACAGGGTTTGGCAAGACCGAGGTGGCCATGGCCATCATGCTCGAGCAAGCCAAGCAGCTCAAGAACGTAGCCATGGTGTTAGACCGAATCGTGTTGGTTAACCAAACCAGCACGCGCCTAGGAAACTACGGCATCAATCATGGCGTCATGCAGGCAGACCACTGGCGGTATCGTCCTTACGAAAAGATACAGGTCTGCAGCGCACAGACTTTGGAGAGTCGGGCAAACTTTCCAGACGTCTCGATGCTGATCATTGACGAGTGCCATGTTCAGCGCAGGCAGATCGTCCAGTTCATCAAAGATCGTCCCAACATGAAGGTGATTGGCTTGACTGCCACACCCTTCACCAATGGACTGGGGGATGTTTACACCAATGTGGTGGGAGCAAAGCCCACTGGTGAGCTGATCGAGAACAAGTGGCTAACCCCTTTGAAGATATACATAGCCAAAGAGATTGACATGAAGGGGGCAAAGAAGGTGGCTGGTGAGTGGTCGCAAGACGAAACCACCAAGCGCGGTATGCAGATTACCGGTGACATTGTTCAGGAGTGGATAACCAAGACCATGCAAGTGTTCGGCAGGCCGAGGAAGACTGTTGTGTTTTGCTCGGGTGTTGAGCATGGCAGGGACTTGGTTAGGCAGTTTGGGGAAGCCGGATACAACTTCGTTTCCATCAGTTACAAGGAAGATGATGAGTTCAAGGCCGAAACAATCGAGGATTTTGCGCGTCCAGATACGCTAATCCATGGTTTGGTGGCCACAGACATCCTGACTAGAGGTTTTGACGTCCCTGATGTCATGATTGGCGTGTCTGCAAGGCCGTTTTCCAAGTCTTTCAGCAGCCATGTCCAGCAAATGGGGCGGGTTATGCGTCCATACGATGGCAAAGAATTCGGTTTGTGGTTGGATCACTCCGGAAACTACTTGAGATTCCGCAAGGAATGGGACACTTTGTTCGAAGAAGGTGTGACTGAGCTTCAAAACGGGTCTGAAACCGCCAAGAAAGAGCCCGAAGAGAAGGAAAAAAAGGACGCAAAGTGCCCTGCCTGCGGTGCATTGTGGGTCTGGTCGGGTCGGGAATGTGGTGAATGTGGCTTCGAAAAGGCCATGAAACAGATACTGAACGTACCAGGCGAATTAACAGAGTTAGAAATAACCAAGCGGGAATTACTCTCCGAAAATCAGAAGTTCTATTCTGAGCTGATCTACTACTCAAAGATGCGTGGATACAAAGAAGGGTGGGCAGCGCACAAGTACAAAGAAAGGTATGGGGCATTCCCTCGGGGCTTGCATACGAATCCGGCACCAACGTCCTACAAGACCAGTTCTTGGATTAAGTCCAAAAACATAGCGTGGGCTAAGTCGAAGGCAAACAAATGAGCTTTGAAGACTTCGCAAGAGCTCATGGTCTGCTGATCAAAGACCTAGTGTTAGATCGTTGGGTACGGGTGGGCACTGAAGACCATCCGAGAAAACAGAATGGCGCGTACATCTTTGACGGACACAAGGGGGCACTTATAAATTTCGCCGTACATGATCGTCATATCCTTTACAAGTCGGAAGAGCCCTTCATTCCTGACCCGAACGCACACGCAAAAAAGTTGGCTGCCAAACAAGAGCATGAGCTGCGCCAGCGCAAAGCAGCGCAGAAGGCTGCATTCATTCTGAATAACGCAGTTAAAGAACAACACCCTTACCTAATCCGCAAGGGGTTCGTGGACAAGGGACTGGTGTGGAATGACTTGCTTGTTTTGCCCATGCGGATTTCCGAGAATTTAGTTGGATGCCAACTAATATCTCAGGATGGCACAAAACGATTTCTGTCGGGTCAGCGCACAAAAGGCGCGTCTTTGGTGATCGACAACAAGGGCAGAAACATCTTGTGCGAGGGGTTTGCCACTGGAATGTCGGTGCGCAGGGCAATGAAACACCTTCGGGAAAGATATACCATCCATGTATGCTTCTCGGCAGGGAATATGCTCGAGGTCGCCAAGAATCTGCGTGACCCAATGGTGATCGCAGACAATGACCCCATGGGTTTGTCCACCGCCAAAAAAATAACCCCGCACTACTGGGTAGGCGAGGTTGGTGAGGACTTCAACGATACTGAGCAGAGAATCGGGACTGCTGCAGTGTCCGAATCCCTGCGTAGGTTTTTCTAAGTTCAAAGGGGGTAAAACTTACCCTCTTTGGTGAATGTCCATTCGTTCATCTCGATGTGTTCGTTTGCTGATTCGTCCGAGTAGTAGCTCTCTACATCCCTTTCGATTGCTTGAACAAAGTTCTGTAGGGCATGGTCAAAGGCGGTTTTGGCGTCCCCAGTCTGTTTGAATTGATCGTAGAAGTACATGAACAGCTCGCAGTCAAGCCACAAGCCTGTGGGCATTGCGTCCCTGTCCTGCTCAGAGAGTTTGACCCCTCTGAAGTGGCGGTGTTCTGCGTCCGTCTTCACAAAGCCCCGATAGTCACCAAAGGAGTAGTCACGCACCTTGACCCCGAAGTGGTCGCAGAAGGCGGTAAGACAATCCTTTGCTTCGTCAAACCAAGGGTAGGAAATGTCACTCCTGTACCAGTCACGCGCCTTCTCTTTGGCGCCATCGTCCAGCTCATGGAATTGATAGATTTGTAGTTCAACGACTTGCATTTGTGATCTCCGCAAAGTTTGGGATAAGTTGTTCAAATTGCTCGAGGACTTTGGCACGATTGCCAGTCAGTCCAAAGTCCCTCTTGATGATGGCGTAACAGCTCCTGCCTGACATACGCATACCCTTGATCTCGAGTTGTAACCCTTTACGCAGGGTCAGCATTCGTGCCACTTCGATTTGATGTGGGTCTGTTAATACAATCATTCTGTTACCTCTTCAATGTCCCAGACTTCGGTGTCCATGTCTTCTGGTTTTAAGTTGTGGTTGTGGAAATACTCAATCATTGCGTATTCAATGTTGTCCTTCTCTGTGCCGTCTTCCACTTCAATAGTGACTTCGCGGTACAGTTTGCAGACCACTGTTCCTGTGTATGTTTTCATTTCATTCCTCGTCAATTGGTTCGTCAATGTCAGCCTGTGTGTAGTGACCCAACACGACTGGGTCATACTTGGCTAGAACAGCATCTACGCACTTGGAGCAGACTCGGGCAAGGGGAATGCCCTGCCCATCGTTCTCCCACCATGAATATTCACCTTGATGATCGCAGTACATGATTAGCCTCCAAAGTTAGTCGGCATATGGTCAAAGCCATTGGTTTCAAAGTACTCCTCAATCTTTAGATCAAGGACTGGAAAATCATCTTCGTCCGTGTCTAAGTCTGCTGTGTAAAACTGCTCCATCTTTTCGCAAGTGTCAGTGCCGTTCCTGTAATGACCGATATATCCCATGCCCTGCTCGATGTAAGTGGCTTCGACTTCAAAACCCATGGCTTCGAGGGCATAGTAAATGTTCATGGGTGGTGCCCATGCCGTGTCAAAGAAGATCGTTACTTGGTTTCCGTCAAGGATGTATGGCACATCTTCGTCTGCCGTTCGTGCATCCCACTTGGTGCCCCATTCGGCATTACAGAATTCATACCAGTCTTTGTACCCGTAGGTTTTGAGGTTCGCTGCTTGTGCAATTTCGAGTGCAGCTTGTTCGGGTGTATCTTTGCCAAGCCATCCAGAAGTAATCATGAGGGCTTCGGGTATTGGCTTGATGATGGCAAACAGACTGGCACTTTCGTTGGCAGTCTGTGCGCGTGAGAGTTCTTGGACAATCTCTGCAAGTTTCTTTTCTGACTCGGCAGTGGTAGCCACAAGTTTTAATGAGTTTGCACACCAATTTGGCATATTGTTTCTCCAGTTAAGTTAAAGGACGAATCGCGGAAAATTCCGCCCAAAGCCCCGACACGCGAGGCTTCAGGCGTTACTTTATGAAGTAGGCAGGGTCTTTGGAGAATGCCAGCGCATCGTTCCAAACCCCTCGGGCATCAGCCAGTCCTGTGTAGTACTCCATCCCATATTCTTCGCAGAATTTGTCATGGTCTTCTGCGCGTAAGAAGGCTTCAACTTCGCTAGGTGATGCGCCTGACACATTGCGGTCGTATGCGTCCATGAAGGCAATTTCTTCTATAGTTAAATTGCGTTTGATCGGGAAAATTTCCTGCTTGACTGGGCGGTCAAATTGGTCAAAGACTGCGACTGTGAATGCGTTGGTGGCGACTGTGACTTGCACGTAGCCGTATTCCATCCCTTTGCCAATCTCAACAACATGGCTTCCAAATACTTGGCGTTCTTTTGATTCAATCATTGCTCTTCTCCTACTTCGTGATCTAGTGCCCATGTCGAGGCAATTGGTTGGGGGTTTGAATTCTTCAGGGCTTCGCGGTCAAAAATATCGACCACAATTCCTTCGTCTGTTTCTTTGATGTGGATGGCGAATCCTTTGATTTCAAAACAAGTCATTTCTGCACTCCTATGTAAACGCGGGGTAAATCAATCATCCATTCGTAGTTGTCCATGCCTGTCACTGGGTCAACTTTGTAAACATTCACGTTGTACCAATTGCTATCGTCATCATCGAGGCAATGAATGTTGAATGAATACTCTTTTGTGCCGTACCACCAGTCGCGGTCTTTGACAATCTCGTCTTTGTATTTGGCGATAAGGTCGTCTGCCGTCATCTGCAGTTCAAAGTCAGTCAGTTCTTTGGTTGTCATTCTTCGTTCTCCAGTGTTTCTAAAGATTCTGTGATGGTGTAGCCCTTGAGCATGGCTAACTGCTCTAAGGCAGGGAAACACGCCATATAGGTTTCTTCTTCGTCAAACTGGGCAACAATGTGCGCCCCTGCTTTGGCTTCAAAATAGACTGTAACTTTCATCTGCTGCTTACCCATTTTTTGGTTCATTCTTCGTCCTCCTCTGTTACTTCAATTCTTAAAACCCTACACCCCTCAAAAATCTCGACAAGCTCGTATTCGACTCCTGCCTTGTCCAGCGCCTCGTAAAGTTCTTGTGGTGTCATGTCACGTCCTTTTCAATCATGTCAATGTTGTCAATCTGCCTGTCGCCATATTCGTCAATGTCTTCTTCGTGATCAACATCTTCTATGTATTCGGAATTGGCAGGGTACCCATTGGTAAACAGCTCGATGGCTTCTTGTTCGCTATCAGCAAGGACTTTGGTGCGGTACAAGACTTCGCGCCTCCAGTAAACGATGTACTCGTTGGTCATTTGTTCGCTCCTTCGTCTGCGTGTCCCTGCTCGTAGATAGCTTCCAGAAAGGCGATCACATCTTCGATACAGTCGCCAATAGTGATCTCTGTGCCGTCATTGTCCTTCGGCTTATTCTTGATCTGTTTGGACAAGGCGCGTTTTATGTCGTACATATCGCAGATAGCCGAGGATGTATCGTTGAGGTTAAGGATCATTTGACTTTGCTCCATTTCTTGCGGGTTTTTCTGTACTTGGCTTTTTCAAAGTTATTGCAACACTCATAGGCGTTGAGATAGTCAGTAACCCCATGCCAGACTGTTTCCCCGATGGGGCTTTCGTCTAGCAGAAGTTGGCACGACTCATCATCGAATTCATAGCCAAGTTCTTTGGCGCATTCTTTGATCTGGTCGTATCGCATTCAATTGCTCCTTGCTTCGTGTCTGCCTCGGTTGAACAAGTGGATAGACCAGTAGCGTCTGTCTGGGCATTTGCATTCTTTGAGGTGGTCGTTGAGTTCTTGGCGCAGGGCTTTCGCCCTGTCACCCTTTGCCATCTCGTAGCGCCATCCGAGGGTGATGAGTTCGGACTCTGACTTAACGCTATTCATGACAACACCATGATGCTGAGAGAGAAGACTGCGAGGCAGACGAACATGGCGAGCAGAAAGTCGTATCCTGCTTGTGCGCGGTCTGTCCTGCGTTTGAGTTCGAATTCTTCGCGCAGGGTCAATGTGTGGCGGTAATACTTCATACGTCCTCCATTAAGGCAAGTTCAATTTTCTTGAGGGTTTCGGGTTTGATATTCAGCCAGTTGGACTGACCCAGTTCTGAGTACAGTTTGATCTTGATCTGCCCACAGTCCTGCGGTGGCAGGGGCAGGGCTTTGAGCAATTGGGCTTCCATGTATTTGTAGCGTTTATCGTCCATGGGTCAATCCTGTGTGATGTGGCAGACTGTGTTTCCGTTTGAATCACGGGCGGAATCGGGCAGGACTTCGAAGTACCTGTAGTACTTGGCGAGCTTCGCCAAAATGTCTGCCACTTCTTCGGGGTTGTCCTCAAAGGCGGCATTGTCGGTGTCGATGGTTATCGTTATCAAGGTTTCTCCTTTGTTGGTGGGTAATCCTCAAAGCCCCGCACGCGAGGCTTCAAGCATGACTCACGCATCGTCAAGCAAGTACTGACTGCGTTGGTTCCAGTCAGCCTGTTCTGCCATCTGTTCTTCGATGATGTGTGGGGCACTGTGTTCAGCGTCCTTGATTGAATCGGCAGTCCATCCTGTGTAGGACTCACCCTCTTTATCAAAGAAGAGTTCATACACTTGGGCGGACTGGTCAAACTGTGCCCAGATTTCGTAACTGCGGGATTTGTAAACTAGCTTCATGGTCATGCTCCTTAGAATGCACTGTTCTCAGCGTCAGCTTGTTGGTCGGAATAAATGTCTGCGAGTTGTTTCAGAGAAGTCCAAGCCTTCTCGTGTGTGACTGGCTTACCTTCGTGGTCAACGAAGAGGTCTGCGTAGTCCTGTGTACTCCAACACTCGACCATCGTGTCTGCTCCCTGCTCATAGTGGTCAATGCACCACTGCTTCATCGCTTCTATCTGGTCTTGCATCTCTGTTCTCCTTAGTAAATTAAACATGGGACTCCATTGTCATAAGTCATGTGTTATGTTGTCAAGTCTTTTTTTCATGTTTTATTAAAATATTTTTAGGTCGAATGTGCAGCTCTTTTTCGCGCGGTTTTGTAATGACAATTTCGGCAGCAGAGGTCAGGGCTCAATCCATGGGGCGAAGGACTGGCGGGACTGGATGGTTTGTCCAGCCGTTGCAAAGAATCGCGGGGTCTGCTATGTTCGGGATTCTTATTTCATACCCATGAAAACACCATGCCACAAAAGTTAACGCGCGCGCAGATTAAAGAAGGTCTGGATACTATCCCGATAGAAACACTGCTAAGTAGTGGAGAAGGCAAGAAGCCAAGACTGACCAGTAAGCAGAAGGCATTTGCTCACGCAATAGCATTAGGGGAAACAAAGGCAGAGGCTTATAGGATGAGCTACAAGAGGGACGCATCCAAGTCAACACTGTCCGCCCAACCATACATACTTGCAAAAGACCAAAGGATAGCCAAAGAGGTCGAAGCCTACAGACTGGCTTTAGAGGCAGAGAAACATCGAACCCCTGTTCAACTGAAGGCTTTGCTTGTGCAACAGCTTGTCCAGCACTCCCTTGATGAAGACTTCCCTCCTGCTCAACGCATGAAGGCTCTTCAGCTTATCGGTAACCTGTTCGAGGTCGGTGCCTTCCTTGAACGAAAAGAGAGTGTTGTCGTACATAAGAGTTCTGACATACGCACCAGACTGCTCGAACGACTGGGCAAGGTCAGCGATGTGCAAGCCAAGCAGGACGATGCACTCACATTGCTTGAAGAAATTGCGGGGGACGGCTCAGACAAAGGCGCTCTGGGCAGACCCACCGCACCCGTGGTCGCCCCTGACGGCGGTGTGCATGGGCATGACCTAACGCATACTGTTTCACTCATCCGAACAGATGAAAAATCCGAGGGGGTACCCCCTACAAAAAATCCAGACCAAGTCTTGGACTTTGATAAGCCATGACTACCCCTTGTGTTTTGGTACGCATTGGGCCGGGGGGTATATTTTTCTGATATTAACAGCTGTTAATATGAAACTTAACGAATTCTTACAATGAACAAAGAACCGATTAAGCAAACATTAGAGGCGTGTATAGGGGCTTGTATGACTGAGAAGCAGAGGACTGTGTTCCTTGTGATTGATGAGTACTGGAGGAACTTTGGTTATGGGCCTTCTATTGATGACATCATGTTTCATACTGGAGACAAGGGGCGCGGGAATGTTCATCGGGTGGTGAAGAAGCTGTGCGAGCTGGGGATCTGCCGCAGGGCAAAGAATTCGGCGCGTAGTGTGCGCCCGTCTTACTTACGATTGAGGAATCTGCCATGAAGTTCTCTGTGATACAGAACACGACAAAGAGCCAGAGGGAATTGGCTGGTGAGATGTGTGAAAGGGTGAAGGAGCTTTTGTACGAGTACGGTGATTTGGTTCCGTTAGCGTTGGCTATTGGGGTTTTGGAGATAGCTAAGCAAGATCTGATTAAGGAGCACGAATGAAATTTGTTAAGAAGCCTGTAGTGATTGAAGCCACACAATGGTTCAAACATGGCGATCATCCAGAAGTTTGGCAAAGCCATGAGCCTGGGTTTGGTGTTATACATACGCTAGAAGGCGACCATACTGTCACGCCCGGTGACTGGATTATTACTGGGGTGAAGGGGGAGCACTACCCATGCAAGCCTGACATCTTTGAGATGACGTATGAGCCATTCCCTGAAGATGAAGTTTTCATGGCGGCTCTTGGGCCTTGCGGAAAATGAATAAAAAACAACAACTGGAGATGCAAGAGGAGCGGGACCTGTTTGTCAGGAGGGTGATGTTTGCCCTTAACATGACGAAACAAGAAGCCGAAGACTCTGCGCAGAAGTTCTTTGCCCTGCCTTCTAACGAACAAGCTGCTTACCTTGATGACCTTGACGCATTAGAAGCCAGCCAACAACGAGAAGAAGCCTTTGACGATTTTATAAAGTTTGCCCACTCGATGTGGCCCGGGTTCATCGATGGTCGCCACCATAAAGTGATGGCTAAGAAGTTCGAAGAGATCGCCACAGGAAAGATCAAGCGCCTGATCATCAATATGCCACCTCGGCACACGAAGTCAGAGTTCGCCTCGTATATGCTGCCGGCCTGGTTTTTGGGACGGGACCCTAGTAAGAAGATCATCCAGTGTTCAAACACCGCCGAGCTGGCCGTGGGCTTTGGCCGTAAGGTGCGTAACTTGGTGGCCAGTGAGCCGTTCTCTAAGATATTCCCGAACGTAAACCTACGCTCCGACAGCAAAGCCGCTGGTCGTTGGTCTACAAATAAAAACGGAGAGTATTTCGCGATTGGTGTTGGTGGTACTGTGACTGGTAAGGGTGCTGACTTACTTATCATTGATGACCCACACTCTGAACAAGAAGCCGCCCTAGCCGCCGGTGACCCTTCTGTCTTTGATAAAGTCTACGAGTGGTACACCTCTGGACCGCGCCAGCGTTTGCAGCCAGGAGGAGCGATCATTGTCGTGATGACACGCTGGGCCAAGAGAGATCTGACTGGCCGGATCCTTCAGTCCTCGATAGAGAAAGACGGTAATGACGATTGGGAGGTAATTAACTTCCCTGCGATCTTGCCGTCAGGTAATCCCCTTTGGCCAGAGTTCTGGAGCCTTGACGAACTTAACGCTCTACAGTCTGAACTGCCTGCATCCAAGTGGAACGCCCAGTATCAACAGAGCCCTACGTCAGAGCAGGGCGCCATTGTTAAGCGGGAGTGGTGGAAAGAGTGGAAAGAAGAAGATCCACCGCGCTGTGAGTTTGTGATCCAGTCATGGGATACGGCGTTTACAAAGAACGAACGATCAGACTATTCTGCGTGTACAACGTGGGGTGTGTTTTATCTGAACGAAAACCAGAACGATGCCAACGTAATTCTCTTGGATGCGTTCAAGAGGCGCATGGAGTTTCCCGAGCTCAAGGAAAAAGCGTTCAACCACTACAAAGAGTGGGAGCCAGATGCGTTTATCGTTGAAGCCAAGGCGTCAGGAGCGCCACTTATTTATGAATTAAGGGCGATGGGAATACCTGTTCAAGAGTTTACGCCAAGCAGGGGTAATGATAAGATGGTGAGGATCAATTCTGTATCTGATTTGTTTGCCAGTGGTAAGGTTTGGGCACCAGCTACGCGCTGGGCTGACGAGTTGATGGAAGAAATGGCTGCGTTCCCGAACTCAGACCACGATGACTTAGTTGACTCAGCCACACAAGCTCTGATAAGGTTCAGAAAAGGCGGGTTTATACGCTTGCAGACTGACGAAGAAGACGAAATTCGCTCGTTCAGACGCAAGGTTTCTTACTACTAAGGATAGATATGTCCATTGAAAAATCACTTTACGCCGCACCAGAGGGAATTGAAGCCCTCATACCCGAATCAGAAGACGATGGCGACATCGAAATTGAGATTGTTGACCCAGAGGAAGTCACGATTAACATGGATGGGATGGAAATCACCATTGATGGCGGTGAAGAAGATGACTTTGACGCTAACTTAGTTGACTATCTTGACGAAAGTACAGTCACAACCATCGTTACTGACCTTGTTGGCGACTATGACGATGACGTTAACTCCCGCAAAGACTGGATGCAGACCTATGTAGACGGTTTAGAGCTGCTGGGCATGAAGATTGAAGAGAGAGCAGACCCTTGGATTGGTGCTTGCGGTGTTTACCACCCACTTTTGTCAGAAGCTCTGGTGAAATTCCAAGCCGAAATTATGATGAGCACGTTCCCAGCTGCTGGGCCGGTGAAGACTCAGATCATTGGTAAAGAAACACAGGAGAAAAAGGACGCCGCCACCCGTGTTCAGGATGATATGAACTATCAACTGACCGATGTGATGACAGAGTTCCGCCCAGAGCACGAAAGAATGGTCTGGGGTCTTGGTTTATCCGGTAATGCTTTTAAGAAAGTCTACTTTGATCCAAGTTTTGACAGACAAACATCCATATTCGTCCCGGCTGAAGATTTGGTTGTCCCTTACGGCGCGTCCAACATTCAAACGTCCCCTCGCGTTACGCACGTTATGCGAAAGACGGAGAACGAGCTTCGCAAATTACAGGTCGCAGGATTTTATGCCGACATTGATTTGGGAGAGCCCAACAATACGCTGGATGAAGTAGAGAAAAAGATTGCCGAGAAGATGGGTTTCCGCGCTTTGTCGGATGACCGCTTCAAACTTCTTGAAATGAACGTAGATCTAGACCTGCCAGGCTATGAGCACACCGATGAAGACGGCGAACCCACTGGTATTGCACTTCCCTACGTTGTGACCATTGAACATGGCAGCATGAAGTGTCTGGCCATCCGCAGAAACTGGAAGAAAGGCGACAAACTCCACGCCAAGCGCCAGCATTACGTTCACTATGGCTACGTTCCAGGCTTTGGCTTCTACTGCTTTGGTTTGATTCACTTGGTTGGCGCGTTTGCCAAGTCTGGTACTTCAATCCTGCGCCAGCTGGTGGACGCTGGTACGCTGGCCAACTTGCCCGGCGGCTTTAAGACCCGTGGCTTGCGCGTTAAGGGTGACGATACACCTATCGGCCCAGCAGAGTGGCGCGATGTGGACGTTCCAAGCGGAACTATTGCCGATAACATCATGGCTCTCCCATACAAAGAGCCGTCACAAGTATTGGCTGCACTGCTTGATAAGATTGTTGACGAAGGCCGCAAGTTTGCGTCTGCCGCTGACATCCAAGTTGCCGATATGTCTGCCAATTCACCAGTGGGCACAACACTGGCGATCCTTGAGCGTTCATTGAAGGTGATGACTGCGGTTCAAGCGCGTATTCACTACTCATTCAAACAAGAGCTGGCACTGCTGCGCGACATCATCCGCGACTACACGCCTGCTGAATACTCTTACGAACCCGAAGAGGGATCACGCAAAGCCAAGCGCTCTGACTACGACTTGGTTGATGTTATCCCTGTTAGCGATCCCAATGCGGCCACGATGGCCCAGAAGATTGTTCAGTATCAGGCCGTGATCCAGCTGGCTCAACAGGCTCCGCAGATCTATGACTTGCCACAGCTGCACCGCCAGATGCTGGATGTGCTGGGTATCAAGAATGCACAGAAGCTGGTGCCGTTGCCTGATGACGAGACACCCAAAGACCCAGTCAGCGAGAACATGGCTGCACTGAAGGGCGAGCCAATGAAGGCGTTTATCTACCAAGATCAACAAGCTCACATTGCTACGCACCAGACGTTCATGCAAGACCCATTGATCATGAAGACTATTGGCCAGAACCCACAGGCCAACATGATCATGGCCTCGATGCAGGCACACATTGCCGAACACTTGGGCTTCTACTACCGTCAGTTGATTGAGAAGCAAATGGGTGTGCCATTGCCAGGCCCAGAAGAGAAGTTGCCAGAAGATGTCGAGTTGCAGCTGTCGCAGCTTATTGCACAAGCAAGCGCCCAGTTGTTACAAGCCAACCAAGCACAGGCCCAGCAGCAGCAAGCGGCGGCATTGCAACAAGATCCCCTTATCCAGATGCAACAGCAAGAGCTGGCGCTTAAGGGACAAGAGGTTCAGCGTAAGGCTCAGAAGGATGCGACTGACGCCCAGCTAAAACAATCGCAGCAGCAGATTGAGCGCGAGCGAATCATGACCCAGAAGGAGATTGATATGGCGCGCCTGCAGGCTACGATACAGAAAGATCAGCAGGATTTGGCTCAAGAAGCACAGGCCGAGAAGAACAAACTCTTGGCTGAAATGATGAGGAGCAAACAATGATCGACAAGTATCTGAAACTTCTATCGTCAAAGATAGATGACAAAGTGTCCCAACTCCAAATGTCAATAGCCGATGGTAAGGCTGAAGATTATGCGGAGTACAAGAAGATGTGCGGAGAGGTTAAAGGTCTACTCACTGCACGTTTATACATCATAGACCTACAAGAAAGAGTTATCAACGATGACGATGACGAGTGAGATTTCCAATCTCGACATAACCAAGGCCGTGGATTTATCCAAGATCTTGAACACAAAACCAGAGGAGAAGGCTAAACAACTTCCCCGCCCATCTGGTTACAGAATTCTTTGTGCTATCCCAGAGATAGAGAAGGAATACGGAGAGTCCGGACTCATTAAAGCGGAAGAGACGATCATGGTTGAGGAAACCCTGACTACTGTGTTGTTCGTAGTAGACATGGGCCCAGATTGCTACAAGGACGAGAGCCGATTCCCATCGGGCCCGTACTGCAAGAAGGGTGACTTTATCTTGATCAGGCCCAACTCAGGAACGCGACTGGTCATTCACGGCAAAGAATTCCGTGTGATCAATGACGATTCTGTCGAGGGTGTAGTAGACGATCCACGTGGCATCCGCCGCAAATAAGGAACGACAATGAGCGAATTTAAATTCCCCGATGAACAGGATGACGTAAAGGTCACCACAGAAGACGATCAAACTGATGAACAAATCATCATTGACGTAGAAGACAACACACCCGTAGAGGACCGTAACAAGCCCCCTATGGACGAGAAAGTCAAAGAGGATCTCTACAACGATGAGCTCGAAGACTATTCCACCAAGGTTAAGAAAAAGCTAATCCAGATGAAGCGTCTGGCTCACGAAGAACGCCGTGAGAAAGAAAACGCTTTGCGCGAGCAACAAGAGGCTATTGCTTTTGCTCAGAAGATGATGCAGGAGAACCAGCGTCTTAAGTCCAACCTGAATAACAGCGAGAAGAACGTACTGGCTACGGTTCAGAAAGCTGTGGCCATGGAGTTGGAGTCGGCCAAGCGCGCATACCGTGAAGCTTATGACTCTGGTGACACCGATAAGGTGATGGATGCACAGGAAAAGCTGACGCAAGCCACACTAAAAGCGGAAAAAGTAAAGAATTTCCGTCCTCCCGCTTTACAAGAGGAAGAAACTCCTGTACAAATAGCACCACAACCGGTACCACAGTATCGTCCAGACCCCAGTGCGCAAGCCTGGCAGCAGGAAAATCCGTGGTTCGGAGAAGATGAAGAGATGACCAGCTTGGCTTTGGGACTTCATGAAAGGCTCAAGCGCGAAGGTGTTCAGGTTTCATCACAAGAGTATTATCGAAAGATAGACGCAACAATCCGCAAGCGTTTCCCCGAAAAATTCGAGGGAGAAGCGGAACAAACTGAGCGCCCAGTCGCTCGCAAAAGCTCGGTGGTAGCACCGGCTACACGGTCAACAGCACCTAAGAGGGTTCGTTTGAATCCATCTGAGTTGAACTTGGCCAAAAAACTTAATTTAACGCCCGAGCAATATGCCAAGGCGAAACTTGAAATGGAGGCCTGAAAATGGCTGAAAACAGAAAACCGCGTGAACTTGAAGATAGATTGATGGCTGAACGTCCTAAACAGTGGCAGCAAGCTGAACTTCTACCTGAACCAGACAAGCACCCGGACTATGCTTATCGTTGGATTCGTGTTGCTAATTTGAATGCAGCTGACCCTCGTAACCTTTCAAGCAAATTGCGCGAAGGCTGGGAGCCAGTCACATTGGAAGAGCAGCCAAAATTTAGACTGTTAGCTGATCCCAATAGTCGATACAAAGACAATATTGAGATTGGCGGGTTGTTACTCTGTAAGACTCCGAAAGAGTTTGTGGAACAGCGCAATGCGCACTTTAACAAGTTGACACACTCTCAGACGGAAGCTGTAGACAACAGCCTCATGCGTCAGAGCGATCCGAGAATGCCTCTCTTCCGAGAGAACAAATCCTCGTCTAGCTTTGGCAAAGGTGCTTAAATTTTTTTAGGAGTCTTAAATGGCATTCCCTACCGTTTCTAAGACGTATGGCCTGAAGCCAATCAATCGATTGGATGGCTTGCCTTACGCCGGAGCGATCCGTCAAATCCCCATTGCAGCTGCTTACGCTACTGCAATTTTGAACGGCGATACAGTGGCTGTTGATACCAACGGTTATTTGATCGCTAACACCACATCTAACTCTGGCGACAGCGTTGGCGTGTTGGTTGGTTGCGCGTACACTAACTCTTCAGGTCAGCCTGTTCAGGGTCAGTTCTACCCAGCAGCTACATCAACATCAACAGCTTTGGCTTTTGGTTATGTTGTGGATGATCCCAATGCGGTCTTCAAGGTTGTGGCCAGCAGCGGTCAAACAACTGTGCCTACGGCTTTCAGCCGCGCACTGGTTGGTGCCAACGTTGCTTTGTCTATCAACACTGGTAGCACCATCACTGGTGATTCGTACTATGGTATTGACGGTGCATCCGCCGGTACTACAGCTACCCTTCCCATCCGTGTGGTTGATGTTGTGCCCGATACTGCAACTGGCCCTGCCAATGCAACTGCCACGACTTACTACGAATTCTTGGTCAAGTTCAACTTGCACCAATACAACGACACCACTGGTGTTTAAGGAGTAAATAATGGCTATTTCACGCGCACAACTGCTTAAAGAGTTGCTCCCAGGTTTGAACGCATTGTTCGGTCTGCAATACGCAACTTACGATCAAGAGCACAAAGAGATCTACGAAACTGAGACATCAGAGCGTAGCTTCGAAGAAGAGACTAAACTCTCTGGCTTCTCTGCAGCACCAGTCAAGAACGAGGGCTCTGCCATCGCTTATGACAATGCACAGGAAGCATGGACTGCTCGATACAACCACGAAACCATTGCTTTGGGCTTCAGCTTGACTGAAGAGGCTATCGAAGATAACTTGTATGACTCTTTGTCTGCACGTTACACG